GCAAGACAGGGCGCACCAATGATTCACTATCATGGAACGCCAATTACGCCCATGAAAGCCATAGAAACAATGGGCGGCAAACATTTCTGCGTTTCCTACGCCAGACCAGACGATTTGCAAAGGTGCTTGCGCTTGGGGCAGTCTTTGATGCTGGACAACGGGGCATTTAGTGCCAAAACCCGTGGCTTGACCTTTGACATTGATGGATTTTATGAATGGGTTGAACCTTTGCTGGCGCATCCACATTGGGCGGTTGTGCCAGATGTGATTGATGGAACTGTTGAGCAACAACGGGAAATGGTCAAAACATGGCCTTTCCGCAAAGAATTTGGCATACCTGTATGGCATTTGGGCTTGCCAATATCCTATTTATTGGAACTGTGCGACACCTGGGGGCGGGTTTGTTTTGGGTCTGCTGGCGAATTTTGGCAGATTGGCACGACAAAATGGTGCGGGAAGATGGACGAAGCCTTTAATGCCATGACAAACACTTTTGGGCGGCAATTGCCTTGGGTGCATGGGTTAAGGATGCTGGGACTGTCTGCTGGCCCTTGGCCCTTGGCTAGTGCTGATTCCACCAATGTGGCACTACATCACGCCGAAAAACAGGTTTGTGCGGGTTGCATGGCAAAACGCATCGATTCCACCAACCCCCCATTACTTTGGGAACAAAAACCAATACAGGAGATTTTGATTTGATTTATCCAGCGATTTACATTGCCGCCCTTGTTGTTGCCAATCTTTTGGTGGCATGGCTTGGCCCTTGGTTTAGCCCAATAAACGCCTTTGTGCTGATAGGGCTGGATTTGTCATTGCGGGACAAACTGCATGAACAATGGCAAAACGACAGGCTTTTGCTAAAAATGGGTGGATTAATTGCTGTGGCTAGTGGGGTTTCCTATTTGCTCAATCCAGCAGCGGGGGCGATTGCTTTGGCATCATTTGTGGCGTTTGCTCTTGCCATGACTGCCGACACCATTGTTTATCATTATTTGCGGGATAAAGCATGGGTGATTCGATCAAACGGGTCTAATGTTGCTGGCGCTGCGGTGGACTCCATCACATTCCCAACCATTGCTTTTGGTGGATTGATGCCCGAAATCGTTGCCCTTCAGTTCTGCGCCAAAGTATTTGGCGGCGGCATCTGGTCTTATTGGTTAAAAAAATGAAGTGTCCAGAATGCGGAACATGGACAATTGTCAAAGAATCCAGAATATCCACAGGCAACACCCGCAGAAGGCGACTAGAGTGTGCAAATATGCACAGGTTTTCCACACTGGAGACAATAGTTGATAGAAAAACATTCATACGTCAGGTCAAAAAAGCTGTTGAAACTGGTGGCAAGCCTTGACTGCCAAGCCTGTGGGTCGGGAAATATGGTGCAAGCGGCGCACACAAACTGGGGCGGCGGCAAGGGTCGAGGGGTTAAAGCTGATGACAATTTAGTCGCTGCGCTGTGCCTGGGGTGTCATTACGAGATTGACCAAGGCAAGGATTTGAGCCGCCAGGAACGCCAAGAAATGTGGCTAAAGGCCCATCACAGGACAGTTGATGCCTTGCGGGACACTTGGCCTATTGACATTCCTTTGCCTGATGCGAAAATCTAGCCTTGTTGGTAGCAGTTGCCAATATTTTGGGGGTTCGCCCCCTTTTTTTTGATATAGTGAACACATGAAAAAAGGTGGAAACACTGCAATACCCACTGGGCTTGCCATGAAAATTGTGCAAAAGCCTGTGGATATATTGATACCATATATTAACAACAGCCGCACCCACAGCGATGAACAAGTGGCGCAAATCGCGGCAAGCATTAAGGAATTTGGCTGGACCAACCCAATCCTGGTAGATGGAGAAAACGGCATCATTGCAGGGCATGGAAGGCTTTTAGCCGCCAGAAAGCTGGGCCACAAAGAAGTGCCCACCATAGAACTGTCTGACCTGACAGAAACCCAAAAGAAAGCCTACATCATTGCCGACAACAGGCTGGCACTTAACGCTGGCTGGGACAATGAAATGCTGACCATTGAGTTGAACGACCTATTGGCAGACGGGTTTGCCTTGGAAATGCTAGGCTTTGACCCTGTAGAAATGCAAACCTTGGTAGATGGCGGTCCAGATTTTGAGCCAGCAACACTGGAAGATCAGGGCAAATTAGATGAATTAGACCCTAAATGGATTGACTGCCCCCATTGTGGAAAAGAATTTGATGCAAGACAAGCCTGATTTAAAGATTGATTGGGCAAGCCATGAAGCAGCCAAATATGCCTGTGAAAACTGGCATTACAGCAAATGTCTACCAGTGGGCAAATTGGTTAAAGTGGGTGCATGGGAAAATGGCAAATACATTGGTTGTGTATTGTTTGGTCGTGGGGCTAATAACAATATGCTCAAACCATTTGGCTTAGAACAAAATGATGGCTGTGAACTGGTAAGAATTGCACTGACCAAGCACATTGCACCTGTTAGCAAAATTATGACTTTTGCCATTAAGTTTCTCAAGAAATCACAACCTAAGTTGCAATTGGTTGTCTCTTATGCTGACCCAGAGCAAGGGCATCATGGTGGAATCTACCAAGCCTGTAACTGGATTTATACAGGGCCAAGTGGAAAAGCCATTAAGATTTTTTACAAAGGTAAATGGACACACAAAAAGACTGTGGATGATGCTGGTGTAAATCAGACCAGCCTGCCCAAGAAAGTCGTGGCAGGTAAACACAGATATTTGATGCCACTTGACAAAGACATGAGTGCTAAAATTGCACCATTGGCAAAACCTTATCCTAAGCGTGTGAAGCAGGCGATGGTCGATTCCCTCGACACAGCGGCGGTGCATCACCGACCCATACGCTCCAATGTGGCAGAATTAGTCTAAATTACTAAAATTTGATAAATTCCCCTCTATAAAATGAATCACGAACACGTGCCTACAGACGAAACCCGAAGACTGGTTGAATCCAGCAGCGGGTTAGGCTTGCCGCATGAATCCATTGCTGTGCTGGTGGGCATTGATGACAAGACCCTGCGGAAGTATTACAGGCATGAACTGGACATGGGCAAGGCTAAAGCCAACGGGCAGATTGCCAAGACGCTATATGGAAAAGCCGTGGGTGGCGACACCACAAGCCTTATCTGGTGGACAAAGACACAGATGCGCTGGGCTGAGACTGTGAAGCAAGAACACACTGGTGCAGATGGTGCGCCCCTGCTGTTTGAGCGTATAGAGCGTGTGGTGGTGGATGCCAAAAACCCTACAGATTAACACCCCGCGGTGGGCTGTGCCACTGACAAACGCCAGCCGATACAAGGGCGCATGGGGTGGTCGAGGTTCAGGAAAAAGCCATGCCTTTGCAGAGTTGATGATTGAAGAACACATCATCGACCCAAAGCGCAGAAGCGTTTGCGTGCGAGAAATTCAGAAATCCCTGAATCAATCGGTTAAGCGGCTGCTGGAGACAAAGATCGAAGCGATGAACGCTGGCGCATACTTTGAAGTGCAAGATTCGGTCATCAAGTCCAAAAAGGGCGATGGAGCGATTATCTTCCAGGGTATGCAGAACCACACCGCCGACAGCATAAAGTCGCTGGAAGGCTACGACTGCGCCTGGGTTGAGGAAGCACAAAGTCTGAGTCAGACCAGCCTTGACCTACTGAGGCCAACAATCCGCAAGCCCAACAGCGAGTTATGGTTCACGTGGAACCCTCGCCAGCAATCTGACCCAGTAGATTTTCTTTTGCGTGGTCCAGAACCGCCAGCCAGTGCTACGGTAATCAAGGTGAACTTTGGGGAAAATCCTTGGTTTCCTGAAGTCCTACGGGATGAAATGGAGTACGATAAGCGGCGTGACCCTGATAAATACCAGCACGTTTGGATGGGCCAATACCTGCGAAACAGCAACAGCAGGGTATTTAGGAACTGGAAGATTGACGAGTTTTTCGCGCCCGATGATGCGATTCACCGGCTGGGTGCTGACTGGGGATTCTCGGTTGACCCGACTGTGCTGGTGCGCTGTCACATCATTGGGCGCACCCTATACATTGATTATGAAGCGTACATGGTGGGTTGCGAGATTGTGAATACCCCCGAACTTTTCATGCAAGTACCAGAGGCAGAAAAATGGCCAATCGTGGCAGATTCAGCACGACCAGAGACCATCAGTCACATGAAACGCAATGGGTTTCCAAAGATCATGACAGCGGTTAAAGGGCCGAAATCAGTGGAAGAAGGCATAGAGTTTTTGAAGAACTACGACATCGTGGTGCATCCAAGGTGCATCCATACCATTGACGAACTGAGTCTGTACAGCTACAAATCAGACCCATTGACGGGTCGAATCTTGCCCCAGCTTGAGGACAAAAAGAACCATGTGATTGATGCTTTGCGATATGCCTGTGAAGGCATCAGGCGGTCAGCGGTCACAAAATCCGCTATATTCACGCCATTGCCTAACGTCAAACGGTGGTAATCAAAGGACACAAATGGCACGAATACCCAATGACCAACGCCTAGCGAATCTGCACTCTGAAGCACTGCGGCAGTTCAATGATATTCAAACTGCATTGCGGGATGAGCGTCTGCAATGCTTGCAAGATCGGCGTTTTTACTCGCTGGCTGGCAGTCAGTGGGAAGGCCCACTTTGGGACCAATACGAAAACAAACCCAAGTTTGAAGTCAACAAGATCATGTTGGCGGTGATTCGTATCGTCAACGAATATCGCAATAACCGCATCACAGTCGATTATGTAAGCAAAGATGGCACAGAGAACGACAGGCTGGCAGAGGTCTGTGATGGGCTTTATCGGGCTGACGAACAGGCATCTGTCGCTGATGAGGCGTACGACC